TCTCTTCTGGCTTTTTCTTTCCGATAGCTTTTCTTAACATATCTGCTTCTTGGAGATTAAACCCAGCTATTGCTTTTGCTATTTCCATAGCTTGTTCTTGGTAAATCATCTCTCCGTATGTAGTTTTTAATATTGGTTCTAGAGCAGGATGGAAATAGTCTATGGATTCTTGACCATTCTTTTTATCTATATAATGGTTAGTTACGCTTTTGCCATCTCTAATAGCCTCCAAACATCCCGGCCTAAGAATACTAATTAATGCTGAAAGCTCTTCAATATTTGATGGTTTAAGTTTTTTTGCTATAGATCGTCCCAAACGAGACTCTAATTGAAAACATCCCTTTGTGTTTCCGTCTGATATAAGATCCCATGTTTTTGAACAGCTGAGATTTAATAGCTCTATTTTTGGATCAAAATTTAGCTTTCTGTCAGAATCGCTTATAAGATCAAACGAACATCCGCAAGGATATAAAAACTTTTTTGTCATTTTGAACTAGCAGTAAAAGAATTCCTAAACTTAATTTTTTGTCCTAAATTTCTATGTAATCTTAAAAATCTAATTAAAATTTCAGCGCAGTCTTTTACATCTTTAAGAGCGTCGTGTGCTCCTGTTTTATCTATACCAAAATATTCTCTTAAAGAATCAAGCGTATAATTTTTTAGATCATTGTTGTGTTCGAACCAATAAAAAACAAGATTCATGATATCAACAACATCTCTAGGAAAAAATATTTCGGATAATCCTTCTTTATTGGTATTTCCATATTTTATGCTCAACCTCTCGATTATCTTCAAATCGAATCTATTTATATTGTAACCCGCTGCTATTGGGGCGCTGAATTGACTTTTTTTACCAGATCTAGCGTGATACATTTCTAAGTAGTTAATAAAAAGTTTCCATGATTGATCTTGAGGAGGATAATCTTTCCACTCTTTAAGAACATCATCCTTAGAACATCCTTTGACTTTTGCATGAAAGTCTAATATGTCCGTAGTATAATTATATTCAGGATCTTTTTCCAAAGTTTCTGGTTTAAAAAAAATATTAAACTCTGACTTGGGAACTATTTCCAATTTAATTGGATCAATAATTATCGCCGCTATTTGGACGGGACTACATTCTTTAGGATTCGAACCATCTGTTTCAAAATCAAAAACGCAAATTTTGTTATAATTAATCATCTATCTCTACTTCTGTTATTGGAATTATTTGTGTCTTATTTGGAGATATCGTTGGATCTTCAATGATCTCTATGGCATTATTAACCCTACAGCAATTTATTCTTTCGTCTTCTATCTTTTCATATAATGTGCCACCAACCTTAAATCTATCACCTACTGATAAATCCATAAATTTTTTAATAGACATTATTATTCTCCATTTTTTAATAGGTCTTGAATTGTCATAATCTTATCTAACATTGCTACACCTAAAATGTCAAACTTTATCACTCCTATGCTCTCTAAATCCTGCATTTCCATACCCGCTATTAGCTGATCATTTTTGGAATCATATACCATAGGACATGTTTCGTTTAATGGAATAGAACTTATGGCAATACCAGCAGCGTGTTTTGATTGGTTTGATTTGGTGCCCTCAAGTCTTATAGCCTGCTCAAACCTTTTTGCAAGTGGTCCCTGTAGCTCGTTTTTTTCGTCAATAAAACACCATTCTTTAAGTTTATCTGGCTCATTCTCTAAAGCCCATCTTATAATTGATGCTTCTCCGGTTTCCTCTTTCATTTCTTGGAGTTCGTCGGCTATTTTTGCTTCGTCAGGTATATTTTTGGTTATTTTGTTCATCTCATCAAAACTTATATTACCATAAACTCTTAATACATCTTTGAGTGCTCCACGACCTTTTATCGTATTAAATGTTACCATTTGGGATACTTTATCTTGTCCATATTTATTTTTAATATATTCTATAACAGTTTCTCTTTTATTAATCGGAACATCGACATCTATATCTGGCATAGATATGTGATCCTTAGAATTTCTTCCAGCATTATAAAATCTGTCAAACATGAGATTATACTTTAAAGGATCAATACTGGTTATTCCTATCAAATAGGACACCAAGCATCCGGCCGCACTACCTCTTCCAGGTCCCGGAAGCCAATTGTTTTTTCTAACATATTGCACAATATCCTGAACAATCAAAAAATAGCTAGATAAACCAGCACCTTGCAATACATCCAGTTCGTATTTAATTCTATCTATATACAATTGTTGATCTTCTTTAGGTATATTATTATTAATTTTGTCCCTCCAACCATCTCTACATAACTGTCTCAAATATTCGTCTTGACTATAAGCATCAGGACAATTAAATGGGGGTAAATTAGGTTTACTTAGTATATTGTATTCTTCACATAAATTTGCAACAAAATTAGTATTATCTATTTCTTCTTCTGTATGTATTGCGTTCATCTCTTCTTGAGACAACAAATGAAAGTTGTCAGAAGTAAAAAAACAAGACAGTGGCACATTCTCGTTATTTGAGATTTTACGACTAATTTCTGGAAATGTTGTTTTTAAGTTGTTGCACAAAAGAATCCTTTGATCATTCGAGTCTTCTTTTTTACAATAATGAGCATCCGGGGTACATACTATCTTTGTTCCAGTAAGTTTACCCAATTCCCTGGTAATATCGGTCAAATCTTTTTGTATTGGCGTATTATGCTGATCCATCAATTGCGTTTCAAGAAAAAAATTGTCTTTTCCAAAAATATCTCTAATATAACCAATAGTTTTTGTACCTATTTTTTGCCAATCTTTTGAGATAGTATCCTGATCTATTATTTTGTCTGCCAAAATAGATCCTAAATGACCACATATTCCTATGAGATTGCCGTCACAGAATGCTGATAAAGCCTCAAAATTGAGCCTTGGCTTGTGATAATAAAAGTCTGGTCTGTTGGACTCTGAAACCAAACGTATTAAATTTTTCCAACCTTTCAGGTTTTTTGCAAGCACCAAAAAGTGGCTTAATTCTTTGTTTTCTTTACTTTGTATCGATGGGTCTTTTTCACAAATATAAAGTTCGCACCCAAGGATAGGCTTTATTCCTCTTCTCCTCATTTCTGTATAAAACTTTATCGCTCCTGCTATATTACCATGATCTGTGATAGCGCAAGCATTAACTCCTATCTCATGGCATCTATCTGCGATTTGAGAAGGTTTTGACAAACCATCTAAAAGACTAAACATTGAATGGCAATGCAATGGTACATAATTTTTCATTCTGTGCTCCCAGGGGCTTTGTATTTTCCTATAGAGTAACCGGGAGACGTGTATTCGTCAACAACAATATCTATGCCCTTGATGGATATATCATGTTTTATTTGTTCACACTTAGTCATATATTGTTCTTTTGGTGTTGTTTGATTTTCTCTATATTCGATAATTGGTAAAATACTAGTTTTGTCAAATGTACTTTTTCCAAAGTGGCATAATTTATTGCATTTCCAACTTTTATTCAATGGAGGTATTTGTGTATTTTTAATTGTTTCAAATTTTTCTTTTAACATATTTTCTGTCGATAACAAATCAGACTTATCATAATATATAGTAAATGGTCCACCATCGTTTATAAAATTTATGGTTATCATTACATGCTCAATTTCCGGATATAACTGACTTACTGCATAATGATATATTTTTAGTTGTGCATCTTTTTGTAATTTTTCTGGTGTTTTTTCTTCACCAGTTGCCCAATCGAGTCTTCTACCGGTTTTCCAATCTATGATCTCTATTGTATTATCGTCTACTTTGGTAATTAGATCTATTGTACCTTTTATTGCTAGATTACCCTCTAAAATTGTATTTTGATAAACATATTTAAATTTTGACCAAGGCTTTTTTATTTCTATATCAAAATGTTGTTCTGGTTGTAATATAATTCTATTTCTAGGATCAAACATCCCACCATTGTGGGTAATCGCTTTATTTACCCAGGCGTGGCAATCTTTATAGTCTTTTAGATCCCATTCGTGATGAGAAAATTCTTTTGTATAGTAGTTATATACTTTTTCTGTTATAGAATTTAAGCTATATTTTAGAACATTAATTTTTCCTACTATATCGTCTTCTATTTGTTTTTCATTGTTTTGTAAAGCTAATTTGATACACGCAAGTATTTCTAGTACTTTGTGTACAATAGTACCTTTATCAGCTTTTTTATTCGATGGTGATCTTATTCCCAAAACATATTCTATAAAATATTGCTGGGGACACATCGAATGAGTTCCATATGAACTACTTCTTAGGTATGTTATTATAATAGCATTATTCCTTTATCTCTAAGATATTTTATGATTTTGTCATTTTGTTCTCTTATAGACAAATTTTCATTATCTATAATTATATCAAAATTATTTTGATTATACTGATTTGAATCCAGAGCCATTTCACTTTCGTGACATGAATTATATGGATTTCTTGTTAGTTTTATAACTATACCTCCAGCATTCTTTATTGTTTCAACTTCATTAGGAAATCTACAATCAGCAATTATTGCTATGCTTGGATTTTCTTTATTTATATGTCTGATGATTGCGTCGGACCAAACATTTTTTTTCATTCGTCTAAAAATATCAGTGCCGACAATTTGCATAACTTCTCTTGCGGAAAGTTGATGATTTTCCCAATAACAATCAACTAATTGATTCTTTTGATCATCAGAGCCATAACATTGTTCATATGTTAATCCTAATATATCTATGCAGATATTTTTTTTAAGTGGGTCAGCAAAATTATATATTTTACTTTCACCAATAAATTGATTGGCGCACAATTTTTGTAAAAATTCAGAGCATGTAGTTTTACCTGATTGTTTTCTGCCAGCAAAGGCAATTATAGTGGTCATATGATACTTTCTATATATTTTTTTATTTCGTCATCTATTTCTTCTTTTGTCATGTCCGCAACATCGGGCTTAGATATCTGAGGAATAAAAATTCTGTATGTGTTTTGACATTTGTTTTTTATTTGATTGGCTGCTTTTTTACCAGCATCATCATTATCTGTTAATACTACAATATTCATAGCTCCACTAGAATCAAGTATAATTTTTTGTCTATCGCTCATAGAAGACCCAAAAATAGCAACACTATTATGTATACCATTTTCTTCAAGCTTCCAAACATTACCTGGACTCTCCACAATAATAACCGTATGACTTTTTAGGATATGTTCTTTAGCAAACCATAAGTTATACAAATGATTTTGACTTTTAAATTGATAATTATGTTTCCATTTAGAAAATTTCCACTTGTCCTCTAATGATGGACAAGTATGTGATGGGTCATGAAAAGAGCCACAATTCAAACACTTATCAAAAATACTTCTGCCAGTACATCCCACCATATATTTGTGATCTATATCATAGATCGGTGCTACGGCACGGTTATACATTTCTTTTTCTGGTTTATCGCATAACCCTACATCATATCTATCCAAAATCTTTGAGTCAAAACCTCTTTGTATAAAGTATGTAGAAGGAACTTGTAGGGAATTTCTAATACTATGTCTACTAATTTTTGGTAGATTATCATTATCATTATTAACAATATGCTTTACGACCGAGGCAAATGTTCTTTTTTCTATTTCTGATTTTGATACTTTAATATTATCGAGATTATGGCCAAGAAAATCTTCTATGAATTTTATAGTATCATTAAAAGATACTGTTTTGTCTCCATCAATTTTCCAATTGTGTTTTCTATTTGATAAAACTCCGCGAACAAAACCGATTATTGAACCTTTAAAAACTTTGTCGCAATTGTGAGTTCTACATTTCCAGTTACCTCTATAGTTTTCACCATCTGGATATAGATTAAAGGCACTAGCATTATCTCCGTCATGAATTGGACAACAACCAACAAGCATCTTACCATTTTGTTTGATGTCTTGTATATCCAATACTTCAAATAAGTTATCTATTTGATCGCATAGATTGTCGCACAATATCTTTAGTTGATTTTGATTATACGAACGGGATGCTTTGTTCATTACTGTTGTTGTCATCAATTATAAATCCATTCTTGCTATTTTTGTCCACATTATTTGCTATTTCCAATTTTGTGCGACCTTCGCTAATTTTCGCACACCACCCCTTCATATGACAATTAATATAATCATTGTCATCTAATCCTCCGCCGTGTCTACTAATAATAGGCACTAGTTTTCTATTACCTTCTGTT